AAACTGGGTGACCTTGTACATAACTTGGTCACGGAAATGAGTATAGTATTTGGGTGTGTTGTCTGGGTTAACCAGCTTGGCTAGGCCGTAGGCATCCAAAGGCGACTGTGCTGCTGGCGTACCAGTAAGCATCCATAGACCCTTGGCCTTAGCGACCACGTCCCGCAATACTTTCCAGCGGGTGGTTTGTGGGTTCTTGTAGGCGTTGGCCTCGTCCACCACGATAAGATCAAACCCGCCGTTCATTATCTCTTCTTTGACGACAGCAACACCGTCGAAGTTGATGATGACGAACTGCGAACCAGCCGCGATAATTTTCTTGCGCTGCTTGGCATCCCCGTGGGCCACAGAACAACTACGGTGCATGGCGAACTTGAACAGGTCCTGCTGCCACGCCGACTTCATGATGGACAGGGGGCAGATCACCAGCACACGGTTCACCTTGCCCTGTTTCATCAGATGGTCAGCGGCCCAGATAACGGACGCAGTCTTACCCGTACCCTGCTCGTTGAAGCAAAACGCCTTGCGGCGGCGGGTCAAGAAGTCAGCAGTTTCCTTCTGGTGGGCAAACGGTCTGAACTTACCCGGCCAGTCGTAGTCAGTTAGGATGGTCATTTGAGCGGGAACGACTTTTCGTATTCGTTGGTTAGCACGCCAATCCAGTCTTTAAGTAGGTCAGCCCGTAGAAGCGAAGACCAATTTTCCCAATCTTTAGGAAACCTAACATCGCCCTCGCCTGTTTCGAGACTTGCTACTAGTCTTGGTATTCCAACCGAGTTCATTACTTCTTCCTCTTAGGCTTATTAGTCTTCACAGTGTGGTCTGAGTTGCGGCTGAACGAACGGTTGGCGCTGGCGCTCTTGACCCGCAGGTTACTGGTCGCGTTGGTGCCGCCCTTGGACAGCGGCTTGGCGTGGTCAACGTCCTTGCCGTCGCCCTTATGCACCTTGCCCTTCTTCATCATCTCACGGCGGGCGGCGTTACGAGCCGCGCGTTTCTTCTTGACGGCTGGGGTACCGTCGTACTGTTCGTATTCTTTCTTATACGGACGGGGTTTGTTCACGTAGGGCATTAGCGTTTCCTTTCACTTCATAATCTTTTTCAACAAAACCTTCTCTGCTACCACGGACAAAAGTAGCGCGTACCCAAACTGTTTTAGAGGCAAGTCTTCTTATATGTCCGCGCCGTAGGTGGCTGCGTACGCCGCTTTCACCATCACTTTCAGTTGTCCACGGGCTATCCCAGATTTCTCCACCAACCGACAATACGTGGTAATCGTAATCAGGAGAAGTTTCTCCCCTACGAGGCGTACGCTTTAACGCTGTTGGCATCGGGACTTTTACTGTCTTGGTATCGTGAACCCCAAGAAGTGAACATAGAGTACACACGTTATGCATATCGTCGATGTAATCTTTAGTTATTGTGTCTTCTATGGATTCTTGCAGCAAGACCCCCCGTTGCGCCATATCAGCCTTCACTAGCCTAATGACTTCTTCTGCCGCGCCGTTCATATTAATACCAAGGGAAAACGTTTTCGCCCCTGCATCGCGCTGCATATGCACTGCTATAGGAGAGAACGTCCAGCGTCCTTCGATACTGGTAGCAGACATAAGTGTTATATACCCGTTCGTTTCTTTTTGTATGGCTATAGTCAGCACCCACGCCGGATCATCAGCTGGTATAATAGTATTATCGTCTGATATTTTAGAAATAATCTTTGTTTCGCTTAATAGACAAACTATCGGGTACGGCAAGTTATACATTTCACCTTCTGGAGGCGCGTCCTTTTCCGATAAAAGACCTTTTACGTTAGGTATGTAGAATTTAGGAACTTTAGAGTTAATAAGGACCGCCGTTCCATCACATACCATTTTAATTTCTGGATGGCCCGAATCCTGCCCCAACTGTATAATGTCTTTTGCAGCGTGTTTAAATTTATTCCAATGCTTTTTTTGGCTCATACCCTATCTTTTCCTATTATGTTCGCAACTGGTAACCGGGCAAAACTTACACAGTGGTCCTGTCACTGCGTTCCACACGCCGGTATTATGTGCGGTCTCCAGACGGGTAAGCTCGTTGTCGAACACCGACAGGCATTCTTTTTCCTTACCTGCGTCGTAATTCTTCTTGATAAACTCGTTAACGACTACGAAAGCCAGAGCAGACTTAATCCGTTTGACCTGCGGGAAGTGCAGGAACACCGCGCCAGCCAGTAAGTCCAGCTGTTTGGTATCCGCATACCGGGTGTTCTTCCCGGTCTTGTAGTCAGCCAGCCACGCCTTGGCCCCGTTGATGATGAGCAGGTCTGCCACGCCGCGCCACCACACATCTTTGGCGAAGAACCCGCAGGGTTCGTAGCCAGTATCCGTCTTCTTTACACCTAGCTTAATCTCGCAGTGCTTTTCGCCGGGGATGTTGTTGAACGCAGCTACCGTGTCTTCTACGAACTTGAACTTCGCTGGCACCGGGGTGCCGTCCCGAACGTACTCTTCAGCAGCTTTGTGGACTTCCTGCCCGTAGATAGAAGCCGTGCCCCCTTCGTCCTGCACATCGCGGGATACCTTCAGGTGGTAGTATTTCTTCGGGCACTGATCGAAAGTCTTGATGCTGCTATAAGACCACGTAATCATGTCAACCACGCAACCAATAAAAAGAAAGCAATCCAAAAAGCTAAGCCACCCAGAAGCGTTAGGGTACACGTAACAAAGTAAAGCGGCGGTTTAGGTTTTGTGCGCTTGCTCATCACATTTCTTCCAATACAATACGTACGAAATCATCACCCCAAATCTGGCACATACGGGTACGGCTCATGCCGCGCTCCGCGCTGTATTTTAGCAGCTTGATGCTGTCTTCCCTACCGCTAATCATGCGCTTGCGCTTGTCATCCCAGTCCATCCGGTACGCAGCGGCGTTTATGTTTTTATCACTTAATTCCACCTGCTCCCGTCTGGAGAAATATTTAATTCCGTTTATGTGCGTATATCTTGTTGGTGTTCTCATATTATTTACCGCCTTTCGGTACATACGCTATCACGTGGTGCTCTTTGCAGTAAGGTTTGTCCATCTCCGCTTGCGCCCCACAAAAGTAAAACTCCCCCCGCAGCGCGTTGTTCATCGGCCACCGACACATACCATTCTTCAGGTCCGTCATACGGATCAAGCCCGGGGTCTTGGGGTCCACGTCGTCCCACTTGGTTTTCTTTACCTTGACCGGCTTGGTGGACAGGCCGGGGGTGGGGTTGAACCCGGTTGATTTTAGATACTTACCAGCCCGGTTTAGTACGGCGTATATTTGCCGTTGCCGTTCCTTGTCCGTCTTGTCTTTTGCTATCTTAGGCGCGGTAGGTGCAGCCTTGGGTTTTACTTCTCCCTTCGGCCTCCCTGTAATCATACGGGGAGCTATGTCTTCACCCTCTTTCGCTCTAACCCGAAACAGTTTGCCCAGCACGGCACTGCGGGTCAGGCCGAACTTCCTGCCTATCTCTGCTGCGCTCATACCTTCCCGGGTGTACCGCAGTAGCGCCGCAATCTTTTCTTTGGTCCAAGCTACCTTAGTCATTTTATTTTTCTTAACTTGTTAGGTTCTTCGACACCCGCGCTGGGTTTGTACGGCCAGCCCGCACTGGCTGGAGGAGACGTAGTCGGATACCGCTGACCCCACATGGCATCTATATACTCTGCTTCGCTCCTACCTTCACGAAGTTCAAGCAGGATAGCTCTAGCGTCTTTGTCGTAGTGTGCGCTCATTCTGTTTCCTTTCCTTCGCTAACAGAGATAGGACCGATCTGACATTCACGCAGCACCGCTGCGTACCCTGCGATATCCGTAGCACTATCCTGATGCTTCGGGGTCTGCACCAGACGGGCCATTTTAACCGCGATCATACACATCGCAACCTGTACGGGGGTCACCGGCAAATTAAGGCAGACGCTCCATAGAGTCGCAATACGCTCCATGTTCAGGTGCATGGGTCCGTAGCTCTCGCCACGCTCCTTGATAACCCGCGCTGCTTCTTTCAGCATTTCATGTCCGTGCTTCACTTTACGTTACCTCCCGACTTAAGAATGTCACCGGAGAATACGTAAGTACCCACGTGCTCCAGCTTGATGAATGGGTTGATGTAGATATTGCCGCCGTGCTTACGCACCAGCTCGCAGAAGTGGTAGTCCTCCGACAGCAGCGCTCCACCAGCGTCGATACTAGTAGCAAAGAACTCATGCGTCAGGGGCTTGTAGTATTCCCCGGTCTGCGGGTCTTTGTGGGTCGATACGCGATAGGTAGGTACGTGGGGCATAAGGTGTTCAAATACCCCCCGTTTGATTAGCATGAAGCCAGTACCACCATGCCGGGTTTCGAACAGCCCGTTATCATCCGTCTCGGCATCAGCGCCGCCGATCATGTTAAAGACAAACGCACCGCCATAGTCCTGCAGGTTGTCCTTGCCTTCTTTCGCGGCCTTGTTGATCTGCTTCCAGTCAACTTCCTTCTTGGGGTACAGCCCGCATACAACGTCTCTGTCTGCAGCAAGAAGGTTTAAGACTGCCGTTTCATCAAACCCAATGTCTGCGTCGATGAACATAAGGTAGTCGTAGTCCTGCTCAAGGAACACACGCGCCAGTTCGTTGCGGGCACGGGTGATGAGGCTTTCGTTCATGATGTGCGCCCAGAATACAGGCGCACCCAGCTCACGCAGCTTGGCTACCGTACGCAGAACGCCTTGCACGTAGTAACCCGTGCACATACCACCGTACATCGGTGTGGCGATCATCACGCTTGGTCTGGTTGGTTTTTGGTCGGTCATTTCTTTCTCACTACTGCTTGGTACCCAAAGTGAACCGGGAGTAACTGCTCGGCAAAGATATTCGTGAAAGCATCTACAGCCAGCTTGGGCCTGTGCAGGATGTTCTTGGGGTCGCCCCACAGGTAGTCGTCGAATACCATAACGCCATCCTTCTTCAGCAGCGGCCACGCAAGGCAAGCGTCGGTCAGTACATCAGGTGCAGTATGGGAAGCGTCGATATAGATGAAGTCGTAAATCGAGTAGTCTTCAGGGTCTTCAATAAGAAACTGGGCAAGGCGCTGTGCTGACGTACCTTTGTACTTATTCACTTCGCGGTTTTTAAACTTACCCGTTATGAGTTTTACGTTATGGTCAAAGTTCTTTTCTACTTCTCCCATATCCAGAACTTCGTGTT